AAATTATTTCACACCGTTAAGAGCAAGAAGCCCTCGAGCTTCATCTCCAGCTTTCATTCCAATGCAAACTCCAGTTGCAGAACAGCCTGTACCAACCAACCAGCCAGAAGTCCCCCTTCGGGGCTGGAAGGTGGAGTACGACCGTTGGGTGAGGACCCACTACCCAAAGTGGGCCCCCACCATCATGTGCGGTGTGGGCATGGTTATGCCCATACTCTTTCAGGAAGCAAAACCGTACTTCTTGGCCATATGGCTCCTCATAGCCACGTGGCTAGATGCGGCATCAGCGTGTTGGGAGTGGATCACAACTTCCTCTGACGGAAGCAGAGCGTGGTACCCTCGCCCCAGTCAATTCTGGCGCTTGTGGTGCTACTTCTCTCATTGGTTCATTAGATTAAGGTGCGGAGATTTTTGCGAACAATTCTTTTTCTGGGCGTGCGTCGCACTCTGGGTGGCCTGCGTGGTCTACATTGTGCGACGCTTGGTTGCTTTGGTCCCCAAGGCACCCCCCCGGGAAGACGACAACATGTTGTGGAGCAAGCTGCCCTATTGGCACAAAAACCGTGTCGAGGACTGGCTTGTGAGCAACCACCAAGAAGTGGCGAACCTCACCCAGGGCGTGCTCAAACACGTCAGGCGTGAGAATATTCTCCACGAAAGGTGTGCTTTGTGCGAGTATGCCGCATACCAAATCTGCCCGTCGCCGATTCTGTTGGACCTGCTGACTGAGGAAGGCAATGCCAATCCCCGGTCTAAGAGGTTCCACGCATGCCCTTTTAAGGTGGGGAAGGAATCCCCCCCTGTGCATATCGCCCGGTTGATCGCCTATGTTCACGACGCTTGCCTTTACGCCATTGATTACCGCAAGGAGATCGAGGCGCACCAAGCCGTCTGCAAAGAGGCTGGAGTTCCCGTGACCAATCTCAAGGAGGCTGGCCACGGTAACTATAGCAAGTGGAAGAACAAGGGGAGGGGTAAGCTTGACCGCATTAGGTTTAGCGACGACGAATATCGCCGCATCAGAGACCTGGTTGAGCGAGGCCGCATGACCGAAGCTGAGATGCATGTGCAAGACGCAATGGAGTACCTTTACGGGCGAGGAGAAGTCCAAGGGGGTACTATCGAGAACATCTTGCATAGGGTCGCGCAGGACAATCCGACCTATGAGAACGCTGACTGGCGAGGTAGCCGAGCCTCCAGTTCAAGGAGGTACGAGAAGGAAAGCCTCCGGAAGGAGGGCGCCAGCGGCCTGGCAGCAGTGGATCTGCGGGCCAAACGGCACGTTTTGTGGGCTGAGGGAGAACACTGGCACAGGGTCGAGGAGAAGGAGCTGACTCTTTTGAAGGAGGCGTACAAAGCCAAAGGGTCTCAGTCGTTGGCTGTTCATCGAGAGACCGTTGCTGGCTTCAAAGCTAGCACGCAGGCCCAGGGCTCTAGAGCTGTTGAGCAACGGCTCAAGGAGGCACCCATTATGCTGTCAGCGGAGACGCAGACTGTACAATGTGACCCCGTTGAGGTTCGCGGGGTTGAGGTGCAGACAGAACCTGAGACCACGTCCCCTGGCCAAGACCGTCCAGGGGAAACGGCGCCCGAAGCCGGAAACCAGGCAGGTATTGCCACCTCCTCGAATGCTGAGAGAGGAGGCGGCAATCAGGCAAAGCCCAAGGCCAAGAAGGAGAAGAAGGCAAAGGAGTCAGCTGTGGCCGGCTCCAAGCCTTCCTCTACCGATGACATCGTGGCGGCCATTCAATTGCCCAACGGGCATTTGTACAACGGGTTCGTCTTCAGGGGTCCTGGAAACGGGGCTTTTGCAGTGATATCCCGTCATTGGCACGAGGGCGGGGTGGAAGTTGACGGGTTCGCTTCTCACCCAGCCACAGTCACAGTCATTCGGCCAGGTAAGCCCCACGTTTGCGTCACCGTCAAGCGGACTCTGTCCGATGGTGATGATCGCGTGGTGCTGGAGTTGCCTGGGCTGGAAGTACGACAAGTAGGGTTTGCTGACCCCGTGCTTGGCGAACCAGTGAGGGCCAGGTATTACCGCGAAGGAGAGTGGTGTGACGTGGTAGGCCAAGTCACTATGGTGACGAACAACGGCAACTGTTTTTACAGTATGTCCACCCAGAACGGGTGTTGCCGTATGCCCATTTTCAACAAGTTGGGCAAAGTAGTGGGTGGTCACTACCACCCGGGGTTGAATATACCCGGCTACGGGCTGTGCCCGGGCTCAGCGGCCGAGAAAGGGAAAATCCCGAAGAAATTCGAGGAAGAGTACCGCGGTATGGGTTTTGATGCCATCACCGAGACCGGCCAGCCCAAGCAGTCCCCAGATGAGCTCCCTGTGAGTTCGTTTCAGCCGGGCAAATTGCCCTACCGAATCAGAGGTACTCGTACCGAAGAGCAGAAGATGTTTCCACTCAGGGCTGATATTGAGTTTGAGTGGTTTGACCCTCAGTTTTTTCTTATGAAGCCGAGCACTGATATGCTCGAAGAGGAAATTGCTAAGTACTGGGAACCGGTGGACTGTCCGATTCACGACGATAACCTGCGGAAGGCCACTCGAGCCATCCTCAGTTTGGAGGGTCGTGATGCCTCAGTTCCCTATGTGGAACCTACGCGTTCCCGATGGGAAGAAATCGTTGAGGCGCTCGACACCACTGACAACAGTGCTGGTGATACCGACCTGGGCATGTCACATCATGCCATGTTGGTAAGACTGGGGCGTGAAGTGGCTGGACCTGAAGTATCCGTGGACGAAGCTTGCCAAGCCGGCAAACAGGAGATGACCGACATGCTTCATTGCATGTATCAGGACATCCTCAATGGCGAGGGGGCTTACTGGGTCGACACCATGATCCGGTGGATTGTCCTAGGGAAAAAGGACCGCTACAAGGCCAAGAAGCTCAAGATTGGGCGTTCAGTCCAAGCCCCTACGTTTGTGCTGAAGGCACTGTGGAAAGCAGTGTTCGAAGAGAGCGACGATTTGTGGACGTATCGAGACTGGCTCTTCCGTGTCGGGACCAACCCCGATTTGCCTGTCCCCGACCATCGTGTCTGGGATTTCAAGGAAGCAAAGGCTTGCCTAAGCCTAGATGAATCTGCTTTTGATCGGCGCATGCTGAAGCAATTTATGCATGTGTTCTTTTATAGCTACCTCCCCTACATGGTGCCCGGAGTGCCACCGCAGGTGGTAGAGATCATAGCAACAGTGACCATCCATTCTGTGTTGGTCCTTTCTGATGGGCGCTGCTTCCTGAAGGATCGGGGGAACCCCTCCGGGTTCCCCAGTACCCTGAGGCTGAATTGTGTGGTTCAGCTGCTGGTTTGGTGCTACCTGCTCGCTTTCAAGTTGGACTCCTGGGAGGACATCGTTGACTTCATTGAAAGCGACGTCCTCTTGGAGATATGCGGCGATGACAGCCGTGTGTTTTGTTTGACAGACCGAGCATTGGAGATCCTCGACGCCGAGCACGGCTTCGAAGGGTGGCTTCAGATGTGGAGACAGTACCTTCCCTGGGATGTGAAGATCGAGGGGAAGGTCATCTACAACCCTGATGACACTTTTCAGCGCCGAATGGAGCTGACTCCCCCCTTTGTAGGGCGGAACATAGTCGTCGAAGGTGGCCTAGTCTGGACTCCGTTGTGGAATTGCAACCGCGTTGTTGCTAGACCACTCCACCAGGAGGTGGATAGGGCTCCAGAGATGCAGCAGATTCTCAACGACTCCGCTGCTATGGCTATGCGCACCGTCCTGGTGTGGCACCTTCAAGGCAAGGCGTTCTGCCCGGTGATACAGGGGATGCTGGACAACCAGATGATCTCCGAGAAGACTCAAGCGGATGCCCGCGCCCTTGTGAGCGAAGCTTACAGGTGGGGGTGGGCTTTCTGCGAGCGGGTCTGAGTGGCTGTGGCCAAGGGAAGGAAAACCCACTGGAAAAACCCCTGCTGGGGGCAGGTTAAAATGCCCCATTTTCTTGGGAGGAAAACCCATTAGACAAACCCCTGCTGGAGGCAGGTAAAACACTCCAACCGTCGTAGCCTGAGTGTGAGGGAGAGGTGGGTGGCAAAACAACAGTTTTGAAGAAACACGCTCTGCGCTACAAACACAGAAAAACAACAAGCAATGCAACATGCCGTACTTCGGAACATGTCAGCGGTGGCTCGCGCCATTGCTCTGCCTGGTGAGACTGATGCTCAACGTTTTCCGTCTTTTCCAGCTCTGGAACGCACGTCCGTTCTCAGATTCAATGCACCCCGGTCCTGGACCGTCGGAGCAGGAAGTGGAGTAAGGGTGGCGCTATTCCGGCAGCCCGCCTATCCTCTTTGGATGGAGGAGTCTTTGGACACATGCCGATCTTACCAGGTCGGATACCAAACTGACTTCCAGAACATCGGTGTCACTATTTCCAACGTGACGACGTCATTGCAATTCGCTCAGAGTGGTGCCTTCACCGGCGGAACCTTGTGGCCTAGCGTCTCAGGTGCCGGTATGGTGCCAATTCCCTCTGTTTACCCTCCGGTAGCAGTGGACACTCGCGCGGGCTCTGTTCCGTGGGTTTATATCCCGAACAACGCTTATGCGGCCGTGTCCATCATGCCAGTCGGGGTGATCGGGACAGCGTACTCTGCCAATGTGAACTTCGAACAGTGGCTGCCTGGCGGGCAGATCACAGGTTTCGTTAGTAGCGCGATCTCAATTGGGATCAATTCTGGCGGAAATGCTACGGCCCTCACTCCTTCTGGAGTATGGATTCGTCCGCTCAACGTCGAGTTGAATCCCTCCATTTCGCTATCCATTTCTGGGTTCCGAGTTGCAATCACAGTCATTTTGGCTGGGTCGACGCCGGTCGTTACAGGCAATACTGTCGGGTCCGCTCCATCCTTCGTGGTCGCGAACGCAGTTACCAAGACTCATTTTGTTCCATCGTTCGCTCCGAACGAGTACACCAGCTCTGTCATTCCGTGGGAATCAACACGGTGCACAGCGGTTGCAGCATTGTTCACCAACACCACCAAAGTTCTCAATAAGGAGGGAACCGTGCAATGGGGTCGTATCAATCCCGAGATTGTTTCACCCTGGGCTTTCAGCCTTGCTGACATCAGCACTTTGCACCCCTCTGAAAAGGCTTTTCTCGGCCTTGAGAAAGGGACGTATGCTTACGTTCCTCCTTCCACAGATCAAGGGTCGTTTTGGGACCACACGCTTACACTCCTTGCTCCAGTTACCTCAACCGGTTCGTATGCCTCTATTCCTGTGTTTCGTCTCGACAATACTTCATTGTGTTGTGCAGGCATTTTCACAGATCCAGATGGCGGCACGAACATGGCTATCAATCTTGATTGGCATCTGGAGTTCAGGAATGTGTCAGCGTTATTCCCAATAGCCCTGTCTAGCATGTCTTTGGAATCCTTCCACCAGGCCCAACTGGCCCTCGTGGAATCCGGCTTCTTTTACGCAAACGAGTCCCACAATGCCATCCTCAATCGAGTGCTTGGCTACGTGAAAAAGTATGCGTCGGCAGCTGGTCTGGTACACCCCATGCTAGGGAAGGCAGCGCAGTTCGTTGGTGCATTTCATACTGCTCCCAAGAAACCACTTGTCACCGTACCGCCACCGCGGAGGCTATCAGCCAGGAAGTCGGTGCGCGTCAAGCGTTCCAATAGTACTACTGTGAAGCCACGTGCTGGTAAGGTCAAAGCTTCTGCCACCAGCGGAAAGCGATCTGGCATCAAGTGAGTTCGTTTTTCTGGTCTCCCAAGACGTTAAACATGGGCGCTGACACTCGACACTTCAGCGAATTACAACGGGTCGAGTCTCCCAAGACGTTAAACATGGGCGCCGACACTCGACACTTCGGCGAATAACAACGGGTCGACGATCGCAGTAGTTTAAAAGGTGGTGTGGAATGGCCTGGGGCTATGTCCATTGGCTAACCACATTAAAACGCGTGGCTCTCAC